TGGTGAGGTTCCAATCCCAGATCATATACCGCGTGAGCAAGCTAAGATGCTGGTCAAGCCAGACAATTGGAGTTTTTACACCCAACCTTCTGGAATGCTCGAAGTAAAAAACAAGGAAGGCGAGATAGAAGATTACGAGCCTAATAAGAAGGCTGAGAATACAAAGAATATGCTGAAGACATATTATCCTAATCTTATTCAAGGTAAAACAAAATCATGGATAGATGTTTATGTTATGAACCGCTTGGGTCATATTCAAGATGGAAAGCCTGTATATCCGATGTTTGCTTCAGAAGTTCACATTGCAGAGGAAGAAATACCAATAGCAGCCAATACCCCAGTGTATGTTGGCGTAGACTTTGGATTGACTCCTGCCGCCGTTCTTGGTCAGAAGGTCAGGGGCCGATGGTTTTTGCAGTCAGAAATAGTGGCGGTAGACATGGGCATCGTGCGTTTTGCAGAAGTTCTTAGGAATGAGCTTGCAATACGCTTTGCGGCAGCATCCGAGGTTATAATCTATGGTGATCCTGCTGGTGATTTTAGAGCGCAGACTGATGAATCCACACCTTTTCACATTCTGCGCGGTGCTGGCTTGAGGGCGTACCCCGCGCCTTCCAACTCTGTTGACCTTCGGCTTGAGGCTGTCTCTTCCCAGCTGACCAAGATGGTTGAAGGGAAGCCAGCACTTTTAATTGATAGGCGCTGTTCTCAGCTTATTAAGGGCTTTGAGGGCGGGTATTCCTATAAGAGAATGGAAGTATCTGGCGAACGGTATGCTGATAAACCAGACAAGAATATGTTCAGCCACATTCACGATGCGGCTCAGTATTTATTCTTGGGTGCTGGTGAGGGCAGGGCTTTGATGAATACTCAGAAACCCTTAAAACCTGTTGTTGCTCAGAGAAACTTTGATGTATTTACTAAGTCGCCCAAGAAAAAACGGCAGAGTGTTTGGGCAAGAATGTAATCTTTGTGCGTTGATCTTTTCTGTTCTTTATGAATAGGAAGGCAAAAAGGAGATTGTTATGTGCTTTGGTCCTAGTAAAAGTGAAAAGAGAGCAGCAGCCGAACAACGAGTAGAAGCTGATGTTGCAAAGCGTGAAGAAGTTGAAAAACTTGCAGAGCAAAAGCGGGAAGATATTTCACAGGCATTAGAAGCAAGAACACAAAGACGCGGTATGCGTGGTGGTGCTGGTCGTCGTTCCTTATTCCGCGCTGGTGGCGGTGGATTTCTTGGTAGGTTCAATTACTAATGGACAAGGTAGCAAAGCGTTATATTGAAAAGTACCAGAAGGCGAAAGCCTTTCGGGAACAGTGGGTTCCTCTGTTTGAAGAGTGCTATGAGTACGCTTTGCCGCAGCGTGAATCTTTTTACTATGAAGAACACGGACAGCGCAGGGATGAAAAAATCTTTGACGAGACTGCCGTTGTAGGCGTTCAAGAGTTTGCAAGTCGCCTACAATCAGGCATTGTTCCAAACTATGCGCGTTGGGCAGACTTAATATCAGGCAGTGAAATACCCCCAGAGCAACGAGAAGCAATTGATAATGAGCTAGATGAAGTTACCGAGTATGTATTTGAGGTACTTCAGAACTCAAACTTTAGCCAAGAAGTCCATGAATCCTTCATGGATTTGGCTGTCGGGACTGGTATTTTGTGCGTCGAGGAAGGCGATTCACTAAACCCAGTAAACTTTTCTGCAATACCCCTACCCCATGTCGTACTTGATACCGGCCCCGACGACAGAATAGATCACGTATTCCGTGAGCGTAAGAAGGTTAAGTTTGACCATTTGCCTTTGATGTTTCCGAATGGAACCTTTGATAACAAGGTTACTTCGCAAATGGGAGCAAACAGAGAGACAACTGTTCTTGAAATAGTTTGCCGTGACTACTCAACAAAGAATGAAGAAGCCTATCTGCACTATGCAATCTGTATGACAACAGAAACTGTGCTGCATTATAAGAAATTAAGTGGCGTTGGGTCTAATCCATTTGTTTGCTTTAGATGGTCTAAGTGCGCTGGTGAGGTTTATGGACGTGGACCGCTTTTAAATGCCCTGTCTTCTATTAAAACAACCAACCTTACGATTGAGTTAATCCTTGAAAATGCCCAAATGTCCATATCAGGTATATACCAAATGGAGGATGATGGTGTCATTAATCCAGATACCATTAACTTAGTGCCGGGGACTATAATACCAAAGGCTATGGGGTCTGCTGGATTGCAACCTATTCAAGCTGCTGGTCGCTTTGATGTAGCGCAACTTGTGTTGAGTGACATGCGATTAAATATCAAACGCGCACTTTACAACGATATGTTGGGGAATCCTGATCGCACTCCTGCGACTGCAACTGAGATTGCAGAAAGAATGGCTGATCTTTCCAGAAGAATGGGTGCTGCATTTGGTAGATTGCAAGCTGAATTGGTTCAGCCTGTCTTGCAGCGTGTTATTTACATTCTCAAGAAACAAGGGCGCATTGAGGTTCCGACTATAAATGGTCGTGAGGTTAAGGTTCGCTCTGTATCTCCGCTTGCTCAAGCGCAAGCCAATCAGGATATTTCTAGTGTTGCTAGGTTTATTGAGATGGTTGGCACTGGCTTTGGGCCAGAGATGTTGCAGCTACTTATTGATGGTGAGCAGACAGCTATTTACCTTGCTAAGAAATTTGGTGTGCCAGAGAGCTTGATTCGTGACGAAGAACAGCGTAGACAGATAGCTGCGTTAGCGCAGCAACTGGCACAACAACAGCAAGGTATGCCCATTGAGCAACAAGGTTAATATTGGAATAGACGGTATTCAGCGTAGTTCGGACAGAGATGTCCAGATAAGTCAGAATATTGCCCAGATATTTTCTAGCGCAACAGGTCAAGAGGTTTTGAAATACTTTCGATCCGTTACCATTGAGTTGGTAAACGGCCCGAATATTTCTACGGAAGAGCTTCGTCATCTTGAGGGCCAGCGTTATTTTGTGGGAATGATTGAGCAAAGGATTGCTCATGCACATAGGAGTAAAAACAAATGAGTGAAGAAGCAGCACAGGTAGCAGAAGCCGATGGGCGTGATTTTGTAACTCAGGAAGACGTTGAGCAAACAGCAGCCCCCTCAAGACCAGAGTGGTTGCCAGAGAAATACAATAGCGGAGAAGACCTAGCCAAAGCATACAAGGAGCTTGAATCCAAACTTGGCACTAAGGAAGAAGATATTCGCAGCAGAATTATGGAAGAAATACAGTCTGAAGCATTTAGCAACAGGCCAGAAACGGCTGGTGATTATCAGCTTCCAGACTCCATAGATGAATCTTCTGCTGTAGATAACAAGCTGCTATCTTGGTGGGCCGAGCATTCTTTTGAGAATGGATACTCTCAGGAAGAATTTGAGCAGGGCATTGCCATGTATGCTGAAACAATGAATGGCTCAATGCCTGACATTGAGGCAGAAGCAAAAATGCTGGGTGATAATGCAGATCAGCGTATTGAGGCTGCATCTTTGTTTGCCAATAAGTTTTTTCCAGAGGCAGCACTTCCAGCAATAGAAAGAATGTGTGAATCCCATGAGGGTATTATTGCATTAGAAGCTATTATGGAAGCTATGAAGGATGGTTCGTTTGCTGGCAATACTCAGGCAGTAGCAGGAATCAGCGAAAAAGAACTCAGGGAGATGATGAATGACCCAAGATACTGGAAAGACCGCGATCCACACTTCATCAAGCAAGTCACAGATGGCTTCCAACAAATATACAAATGAGGTTAAGATTCTGCAAAGGGGCAAGTATTACCTTACCCCTTTTCTGCCTCATCACATAGAAGAGGTACTTTTAAATCTTAGCCAAGAAAACAAGCGGGAGCTAAAACTTCTAGGGCATCTGGATATAGAAGAAGCTCTGATTGAAATGTATGAATCCTCTGAGTGCTACTTAGCTCGTAAAGAGGGCGAGCCTTTCTTAATGGTGGGTGGTCTTTGGTACAATGAGGATCAAGACTTCCCGCAAATGTTCTCTATGTTTTCTAAAGACTTTGCGGATCACTTTGTGCCAATAGCGCGTGGCTCAAAAATGCTGGTCAACTTCTTTGACAAGACCCAAGACATGATGTCTATGACAATCTTGTCTGATTATGAGTTTATGGTGCAGTGGGCAACATGGCTTGGCTTTGAGGTAGTTGGTGTAATAGAAAGCAATTCTCATAAGTATGTTGAGTTTGTGCGTTGCAATCCCAATAGAAAAAGTGTTTACGATGGCGCATCACGGCCCGTAATGCACTGAAAGGCCCGAAAGGATACCCTTGCTGACGTGAGAGAGCGGACACCCGACGATAAATCTGTAACCTCATAAGGACTGTATAAATGGCTAATACAATTGACCAAGCCTTTATCAAGCAGTTTGAGACAGAAGTTCACATGGCGTATCAGCGTATGGGTTCCAAACTCCGCAACACTGTTCGCTCTTCGAACGTAACTGGCTCAGTTGCTCGTTTCCAAGTAATTGGTAAAGGTACTGCAAGCACTAAATCACGCAATGGTAATGTAACTCCTATGGAGCTTGCGCACACCAATGTCGAAGCAACGATGACAGATCACTACGCTGCCGAGTATATCGACAAGCTGGATGAATTGAAAATCAACATCAATGAGCGTCAAGCTGTAGCACAATCTGCTGCTGCTGCTCTTGGTCGTAAGACTGATGAATTGATTATAACAGCTATGGATGCGACGACTTCATCAGCAATTCACGATACTGGTTCTGCGCTAGAAAAAGCAGACTTGTTGTCACTGTTTGAAACATTTGGCAATGCAGACATTCCAGAAGACGGACAGCGCTATCTTGCTATGTCTCCTGCTGGTTTTGCTGACCTGTATGGAATTACTGAGTTTGCATCTTCTGACTTCGTTGGACCGCAAAATCTGCCATATGCTGGTGGGATGACAATGAAAGAGTTCTTGGGCTTCAAGATTTTCTCAACGTCTGCTGTTGCTGGTGGTAAGAACTTTGCATACCACACAACTGCTGTTGGGCTTGGTATTAATGCTGATGTTCAAACAGAAGTTAATTACATCGCAGAAAAAGTCTCACATCTTGCAACATCTATGATGTCAATGGGTGCCATAATCATTGATGCCAATGGCGTCTATGAAGTCCTAGACAACAACTAAGGAGTTAGAAAATGGCTTATAGCGCAGCAAATCTTACTCGCCTTGGTGGTGCATCTAATGGTGATCTTTGGCTTTATAGCTCTACCGATGCTATTGGAACTGTAAACACAAGCGGTTATTTTAACGATGCAGCAAACATGCTTGCTGTTCGTGATGTAATCATTGTTTGTGATACAAGCACTCCAACAACAAACTTTGTTAATGTTCTGTCGAACACTGGCACTGTAGTCGATGTTTCAGATGGCACTGCCATTGCTGAAACTGACGGCGACTAATAAGGGAATGGGGGCTTCGGCCCCCATACTGCCATGCCAAGAGTAGCTGATTCCGCATTAGAAGTTGCAACCAACGCTTTATATCTTATTGGCGCAGACGCCATTACTGATTTTACAGCAAATACAGTAGAAGCAAATGTTGCAAATGCTTTGTATGAAGATATAGTTCGCACTTCATTTGCGTCTTTTCGCTGGCGTTTTGCAACTACACAATCCAATCTTACAAGATTAACAACAGCCCCTAAAAGTAAGTTTGACGCTGCTTACCATATACCCTCATCTTGTATTACAGTAATAGGTGCAACTATTAATGATGTTGCAATTAAGTATGATATTTACGGCAACAAAATATTTTGCGATGCAACCGCAACAGACACCGTGGTTTTAGATTATGTTGAAAGGGCGTCTGAATCTGATTGGCCTTCTTATTTTACAACGGCTATTGAGTTTTCTCTTGCTGCATCATTTGCAATTTCGATAGCTAGGGATGCACAGCTTGCTGGTTTAATGGAAGGCAAAGCAGCGCAGTTATTTATGAAAGCTAGGAATATTGATTCACAACAGCAAACAACACGTAAGCTGGTAACATCGAGGTTTATTGCTGAAAGGCGCAGTTGATGCAAAAAGTTAGAGTTGCTCAGAACAGCTTTCAGTTTGGAGAAGTCAGTGATTCATTAGTAATGAGGACTGATACTGCGGTGTATCCTGCATCTGCACAGCGTGTAGAAAATATGCTAGTTACGGCTGAAGGTTCTTTGAAGAAAAGGCAAGGTCTAAAACATATCTATGATTATGGATTAAATTTTGCTTATGCTTCTGAAGCAGAGCTTTCAGTTACCGCCCCTTTTGATATGTTTTTTAAACCTGATGGGCTACGAGTTTATATACCCCGAGCAACTCGCATAGACAGGTATGATTTAACAACTGCTTGGGATATTTCGACAGCATCTTTTAACTCATTTGTCTCAGTTTCTACTCAAGACAATATACCAACAGATGTATTTTTTAAATCTGATGGAACTAAAATGTTTATTTGTGGCGCTCAGAATGATTCAATTTATGAGTATGATTTGTCTACTGAATGGGATATTACTACTGCAAGTTATGTAGCTACAAAGTCAGGTGTTTCAAGCCCAACTGGTTTATTTTTTAAACCTGATGGCACTAAGTTATTTGTTACTTCAGATACTTCTGACACAGTAACAGAATACTCTTTATCTACTGCATTTTCACTTTCTAGCATAACAGGTTCTCAAAGTTTTTCTGTGTCTTCTCAAGACATACTCCCTTGGGGATTGTATTTTAATAATAGCGGAACAAAAATGTATATTGCTGGAAATTCTTCTGACGCTATTTATTTTTACTCACTTTCAACTGCTTGGGATATTTCTACCGCATCTTATGACAATACGTTTATTTCAGTGGTTGCAGAAAGCACTTCTCCAGAAGGTGTTTTTTTTAAGCCTGATAATTCTTATATGTATGTTGCAGATTCCAGCAAAAATAAAATCTTTCAATATTCACTCTCTAGTTATTTAGAACAATCTCATTTATTTCCTTTTATTTTTGATCAGAATGAAGAG